GGGTAGACTAAGATACATAGAAGGTTTAGATAGCTCGTAAGAGTCTGAATGCATGGGCGTAAGACGCCCCGCTGACTAAGTGAACATAGCAGTAGCGGTCTGGCAATAGACGATCAGGTAGCTTCTACGATTAAATCGTAAATTTAATTTAAGGAGTTTATCTGATGGCTACAAGAGATTTTTCCGATCGCGAGAGCTTGGTTCTTGCGGCAAGAATGACGCATAATCAAGAGATTATCGACGTCGCTGAAGTTCTAAACGAAACCAACGATATCGTTTCCGATGCTGTTGTGCAGCGGGCGAACGATATCACATCACACGTCATGTCCCGCAGAACCGCCCTTCCGGCGGTCAACTGGGTTAAAGTCGGTAATGGTTGGAACGCAACCACCGGCCTCTTGAACCAGGTCCGCGAAGAGATGGGTATGCTCAAGGCGAGATACCTTGCACCCGAAGATGTTATGCGAATCCAGCCTGACCCGGCCAAATACCGGATGCAGCAGGAAAGAGCGTACATCGAGTCGATGGGGCAGGAACTTGCAAATACCCTGGTCGGTAATGTGAGTGCAGGTGCACTGTCGCCTGCCACTAATCCACCCGAAGAGTTTGCGGGTTTCCAATTGAGGTATCCTACGCTGAGTACTGCCGATACGGCGTATGTACTCAGTAACGGCGGCTCCAATTCTGGTGGACATACATCTATATGGTTTGTCCAATGGGGTCCGGGCAAGGTCTACCTGATTCATCCGCGTAATACCGATGCTGGTGGACTCAGGAAGCAAGACAAGGGATTGCAGTTAGTCTCCGGCGATAACGCAATCGCTTCTACGTCTGCTGTCGTTGCCGGTCAAAATCCTACCAACCAACTCTGGGCATTCATATCGGAGTTTTCGTGGGATGTCGGATTGGCTGTCGAGGACTTGCGCACCGTAAAGCGTCTTGCAAACATCGACACCGCCGCCAATTCGTCCGATTCTCTGAATGAGGATTTCATTATCCAAATCAGGAATAACTTCAAGACGAACGACATGATCATGATGTACGTGAACGAAACCGTGTTTACCCAACTCCAGATTCTCGCCAAGGACAAAACGAACGTCCATTGGCCGCCTGAACATCCGTTCGGTAAACCTCAAATGTTCTTCCTTGACATGCCGGTAAGGCGCTGTGATGCGATTACCAATGTCGAAGGTACAATATCGTAAAGGAGTAAATTATGGCTATTTTTGACGCTATGTTTGAACTGAGTGACAACCAGGACATCGGAACGTCTACTATTACAGAAGCTACTGCTGCCAGTAATGTAATAAACTGGTCAAATTCCGATTTGGAAATGGGCGCAGGTGAACCGCTGTGGATGAATATAAGAATGGGAACCGAGGCGCTTTTAAGTTCCGGTTCTGCAACACTTACGGTGGACCTGAAACGCGAAACTGACGGAACGATAGATACCGACTCTACGACTATCCAGTCGGTAACTATTGCCAAGGCAAGCCTTACCGCCGGTGCGTGGATATTAAGACAACCACTTCCGTACAATGTAGACGAAGATGCCTTTTTCGGCATTCTCTACACAATGAACACAGCAGTAGCTTCTGCCGGAACTGTGGATGCCTGGATTGACCACGGCCCGCAGTCAAGTTTCGACACACAGGTAAGTGCTTCTAACATATAACCGGAGAAAAGACTGTATGAAACTTAAAGATGCTTTTGTTTTAATCGGATGTCCGCTATCGCCGACTTTTCGGGCCGATGCCAGGACTATCGGTATGCTCGAATCGTGGCGGTCAAAAAACTCGATAACGTACTACCCGTCATCCGGCGCTACTGAAATTGGCTATGATATGATTGTTGATTTTGCAAAAAGAATGATAGAACCAAAACCAACACATATCCTGTTTGTCGATTACGACGTTCTGCCAAGATATAACACACTGATAAAACTTCTCGAACACGATAAGGACATTATATCAGGTGTGTATCCGGCAATGCAGAAGTTCAAGGTGTCATGGTGTTTATCGAGAGAAAAAACATTTAAGTTAATGGATATTGAAGATTTGCCAGGTAACCCGTTTAAGGTGTATGTAGCCTGCAATGGGATGTTGATGGTAAAGATGGAAGTATTCGACAAACTCGAATGGCCGTATTGGAGAACTGATTACGAAAATACCGGCAAGAAAACGGGAGCGGACATTTACTTTTTCGATAAAGCAAAGGCTGCGGGTTACGACCTTTGGGTTGACCCGAAAGTTAAGTGCGGTCATTTCAAGATGGTTGATTTGTTAGGTATAGCTAAAAACTATGTTATGAAAGGAAACAAACAATGAAAAAGTTACTTATTATTCTACTGTTCCTTGCTTGTGTGATTCCCTGCTTCGGAGCCTTTACCCAGAGCATAACTACAAGGAAGACATACAAAAATTCGTACCGGTGGACAGGAAGAGCCAGAGACCTGATGTTGGATTGGGCCGAGGAAGTCGAAGGGAGATTGCTTGGCACAACCGCCGTTGAATTTACATTTTTTGACCCAACAGACACCGAGCCCGGAACAAGCAAGGGCATGATGTATATGGACGAATCCGAGAGCAAGCTGAGGTATTACAACGGCGGTTCCTGGGTGACCATAGAAAGTGGTTCTGCCTGTAATAGTCTGGACGGTGCATACGACATAGGCAGGACTATTTCGGTAGATGCTGGTTCAGTTATCTTAACGGCGACTAATGCCGCAGATAATGTTGTATTGGCTCTTATCCAAAGTGATGCCGGAACCACGAAAGGTTTTACGATTACCAATGCCGGAACCGGCAATACCATTGATATTCAGGGACAGTCAAGTTCTAACGATATTGAAGGTACTGACGATAGTTGGGCCATAAGCAGTGCAGGCGCGTTTACTGGCGTAGTCGGTACATGGACGGGCGACCAGACATGGACAGGTTCAGCGGCTAATGTTATTTTTGATGCAACTGACGATGAGCTTCTGATAGAAGACGACGCAGTTCTTTCATTTGGCGATGTGGCCGATGTTACGATTACATGGAACCAGACCAACCTTCTCATCGAAGCTGCGACTGACAATACCGGCCAGATTCAGTTAGGCGCAACAAACGCAATGGACCTGAAGATCGTGGGTTCTACTAATACCGACATTGCTTTGTTTGACGCCAACCCCGGTATACTATTGCTTGACTCGTACCCATTAGCCCTTGGTGACGGTGATTCCATTTTGTTTGGCGACACTCTTGGCACTGGCGATTTCTCCATTACTGATACGTCCGATGTACTTGTAATCACTAACGTGGTTGATGGTACAGGCACGGTAGGTTTTGGAACTGCTGGTGCGGGTATTGATGTCGCTTTTCATGGGGATGCTGGCTCGGCTACCGCGACGTGGGATGAGAACCAGAACACGAATGGTGCTTTGGTTTTTAACAATGCTGATATTGAACTTGGTGATGCCGACTTAATTAATTTCGGTGATTCCGATGATTTCAGCATGACAGCTACTAACCAAGCATTTACATTTGGTTCACTAACAAGTGATGAGTCAAGTACCTACAGTTTTGGTGCTGATACAGATGGCGACGATGTAAAAATGTTCGGTGCTACTACCGGCGAGTATTGGCTGTGGGACGCCGGGGCCGATTCGATTCTGCCTGTATGTGGAAACGCTCTATACACCCTGACTGACGCAGAGGCTGACCAGTTCAAGGTCAATGCAACCGGCGCAACGTCTGATGCTGTAGCTATTAACTTTGAAACCACTGACGGTAAGATTTTGTTAAATGCTGACGGCGGAACAGGTGGCGACATTGAGTTGAATTCTGCCGATGACATTATCCTGACTACTGCCGGAAAACTCACTATCACTAATGGCAGCGAGGCCATGACTGTATCCGGTGCATTGACTGTAGCGGGCACAGCGACGTTTAACGGTACTATTGTCGGTGACGGTGCGACTACTGTGGTAGGCACAAAAGCAGTTGAGACTACTGACATTGATAATGAGATTGTTACTATTGCTCAGTCCGGTACTGTCTTCAACAACTCCGGCGATGCTGATGGTACTACGTTTACCTTGCCTGAAGCCAGTACGGCTTTAGGTTGCTGGTACACTTTTGTCGTTACAGAGACAGGACAGCAGATTGCAATAGACCTTGACGGTTCTGATGTATTCCTTCATCTATCGCTTGGCGCAGGCGATAAGATGACAAGTTCGACGCTGGGCGACACGATTACCGTATCGGCAGTCAGTGCTACCCAGTGGGGTATCATCAGTGTTTATCCGACGGCGGCTGATTGGGCCGACGGCGGTGCGTAACTTTAATGGGCGGGGGCATTGTGTCCCCGCCCATAACTCTTCTAAGGAGAAAAGCATGAATGTGAATGTGAGCATGAAAAAAATTGCGGTCGTTTTGGTTTTGATGGGTGTGGTGTTCGGCGGTGTGTGGCGATATATGGAAACTGCGCCAGAGCGAAAAACAGAAGCCGAAATAAAGGTCCTTGTGGACTTCGCTCAAAGGCAGGCGTTAGAGATTGCCATAATTGAGCAATCAGTCAAGCTCGCCGAATATAAACGCAGGATAGCAAAGTCACGGGTTCCTGTTAGCCCGGTAGAATCAAAGCCGCCAGTTCCAAAGGAAACAGAATGAGCAGTAAGACAAACATAGCAAATTTGGTAGCAGTGCGAATAGGCGAAGCATTGTTCACTGATGTTGATTCTGACGGTACAGCCTTTGCTGACGAGTTCAATGCTGTATGGGACTTGATTGTTCCTGAAACTCTCGGCATAGGCCCTGAAAAGGGCTGGAAGTTTACCCAATGGGATGTGTCCGAGGTTGACATAGACGCGGCTACCATTACTGCTTTCGCACTGGCGACTTCCACTACGACCACGGTAACGGCTACCCATGCGTTACTTGCGGGCGATCAGGTGATAATCACGGGTACAACGAACTACGACGGCCAGTATCTTGTCGAGTCTATATCGACAACGGTTTCCTTTGTTATCACTGCAACTTTCGTAGCCGATGACGCTGCCGGTACGGCAAAGTGGACTTCCGACAAGTTCGCATACAGATACGCAAAACCAACGTCTACGCGCGTAACAGATGTATGCGTAGGGGGTCTGCCGATAACTGACTGGATTGTCAAGCGGACATGGGTTTTGACGAACATGGAAAGCGATACTGTCGCAATGAGCTACATTCTTGCTTTGTCGGCTCTGGCGGTAACGGATTTCCCGACGTACTTCATACAGGTATTGTGGCGCAAGATGGCGATACACGTTTTATATATGCGCACACAGAACAAGGGCCTTCAGGACAGGTTGACAGAAGAAATAGAAGAGGTGTACCTGCCGAGAGCTATCGGTACAGATGCAAAAGAACAATTTGTCCAAGAGCAGAGTTCGTCATGGACTGATGCCGGGCATGTAACGACACTATTGGAATAAGGAGTATAAGTATGACAGCTTCAGCAGGAACAACTACCACTACCATAGACAAGAGAAGTGGTACGTTGAACAATTTCAAGTGTGGGAAAAGATAACCGTATTTTCTATTGTCAGCGGTGATACCACTGGTGCTGCGACGATTTTACTGAATGGCATAATCCAGAAGGTCATCGTTACATTAACCGATATGCAAAGTGCAGAAGGTACCACCGATGTGTCCCTGACTGACAACGGCGACAATACAATTTTCTCGGTAACCGATTTGGCGGAAAGCCAAACTGTTGTCTATACCGTGAATGAACCGATTGCAAGCGAGGTAAACATCATATTGGGTTTCACTAATCCTGCTGCGTCTGTAACAGTAACGGTCACTTTGCGGGGAATCTGATGGAACAGCGATTCGTTGAACAGCAAATACCCACGAAGGATTTGGTGGCCCATTATAAATTATGGCATGGGTTAACCAGCGCAACTACTGTTTCTGATTATAGTTTGAGTGACAAAACAGGCACACCTACAGGAACAGATATAGTTTCTGTATATCCGGGCCTTTCTTTTAACGGGACCGATGATTTCATTGATGTAGGCAATCACGCTGGAGCGATTAAAACTGTTGCGATGTGGGTAAAGGCTACAAGTATTGCAGGGTTTGACTATCCTATAGATCTGAAT